TAGATCGCATCCATGCCCCGTATTCATCTTCACCCATTTCCTGAACAACTCCAGGTACTTGATCAGTTCTATGATTAAGAACGTGTTTAATTCGCGCTTTATTATCGCTAATAGTTTTTGTAAAGGCTCCTTTCATGGTTATGTCGCCATCTGAATCTTTATTGCCAAAAGCCGAAAAGTAGAACGTCACTATCCCCTTTTCGTCAATATCTTTTATGTCTTTAAATAACGATTTGATCATATTCCAATATTTATGCGTTCATAAAGCATGCGACATCTACAATTTATAATATTCCAAGCACTTGCGCCAAGTGAACTATCACCAGGATAGCGTAATTTTTCACCACCTACGATAAAAACCTCATCCATTCCAACAGTTATACCCATAGCAGCCAAATGAGCAGGTCTACTATCCGCGCCACCTGATACCCATGTTTTACGCATCGGGACACCTGAGTTCATTGCGCTTGTCAATGACCCGTAGTTAACCGAAGCGTTTATTTCTGTCTGTGCTATCATAACAGACCTATAACGGGAGATAGTGCCATATTGTTCTGATAGTTCTTTGCGAATATATCTTGCAATCTTATCCCGACCCCATCCAGCATTTGTTCCTTGTGTTATTCCACCGCGTACTATATCCAAAACAAGTCTTTCGGTTTCCGCTGTAAGCCCTGTTATTTTTGCGCCTGCAATTGATTCAGCGTATATTGACATCTGCTGTTCGATAATATCATCAAACAGATCCTTTGCTACTTTCTTATAACCTAACTGAGCAGACTTTTTATGAAGTTCAATAAGTACTGATTTAAGCGGCTTATTATCTAATAGATATTTTAAAGTCTCTTTGTTGATACTTTCATAGTCCTGCGATAAAACAGGTTTAATCTGTTTTACAAGCGCAAGACGTAGCTTTTTTGACATTAATATGATTAGCCTATCCTCTGTCATAGTCATTACCTGCGTTACGCTGTTGTAATTGCCTTAATGCTTCTTCCGGGTCAGGCTTTTGATCTTCTCCTAGCATTTCTTCAAGTTCCATCCCAAAGGCCTCTACGGGTTCCATTCCCAAAGCCTGCCTGAACTCATTTCTACTAATAGCCCGGTTCTTAACGCCGATATCATATACTTTTGCAAGCTCCATTTTGTCTTCCTGCATTTCGGGTATTTGAGAAATATCAGGCTCGAACTTAATTTTTTGTGATTTGTAAAGATTAGTTAATCCGTCACAGAACATTGTCATATCAGGGATAACTCGATTGGTATAAATAACTTTAGTAGCTGTTTTTAGGTTATTATAAGTTGAGCTGGCCTGATCATTGAAAAGCGTTGAAGGTAATCCCCAAAGATTACAAAGTGTTCTTAGCCCGTGTTCTGAACTTGCAATAATATCCATATCCTTTAACGTAGAAAATCCTAAAGGAATCCATTCATAATCACCTATTGTGAATACAGGTAATCCGGCGCGATCGCTTTTGCCGTGTTTTCTTAACCATGCCTTTGTTAATGCTTCGTCATGCTGTTGAATCATTTTTAAATCACTTAAGTCCCTTCGGGTTAATATCCCCGGAGGCATTCCGCGCTCAAACGACTTTGAAAGTATGTTGTATCCGTTATTCTGAGCGTTTATAATATTCACCGCGACTTTAATTGGTGACACTCCCATGAAGTTAGCCCCGTTAGTATAATCCCAATTTGGGAATACCCGCGTATGCCATACGTCCACAGGGTCAATATTTCGATTGAAATCAACATCAAACTTATAACTTGCAATCGGTTTAGACCATCCGCCTGACACAATCTCAACGTGATGCGTAGGCATAATTTCAAATAACTGAGGTATTCCAGCATTGTTCCCACTCTGTAACGTTGGCACGTAAGTAATCGCATTACCTGAAAGTATCGCAAACATTTCCCAGGCTGTCTTAAATTCGAAGAACGTACGATTATTCGGAGTAATTGGATTCTCAATATCTTTGCCATTCTGAGTTATTTTAATTGGCATCTGAGCGAAAAGAGAGGTTATTTTGTTTGTAATAGCAAATACGTCGGCATTATTTCCGTATCCGTATTCCATATACTTATTCATCGCGCTGTCACGCTGCAATACAGTTCCAGGTGATAAGAATCCTAACAATGATTGATAGACCTGATTGTCTACAGCTATTTCCCTAACGTTTGCAGCTTTTGTTTTTAGGAAAGAAAAAACACCCATTGAGTTTTTGTTTAAAACGATTGGTTATTGAAATTGTTTAACTATTTTCAAAAACATGACAAATATCATAGTTTTGGCATGATTTACACCGTATCTTTACTTCATCAAATAACAATTAAAACCTACGAAAATGAAAACAGCAAGAATGGCAATCGAACAGTTCAGAATGCAAAACGCACCTAGTTACGCTATCATTAAGATAACTAACGCTGAAGGTGATGTTGCTGAAAAGTGTAAGGAATTAGGTTATCAGACAATAGCTTTCGATGAATTTTGGGCTAAGATATATACTAACGAAGATCTTGCAAAATATAGAAATCCTTTCATTGAAATGATAAAAAACGGAATGATTACCAAATAATTACGACTATGAAACTATACATCTACAACCAAGACACTAATGAGATTGTAATAATCGTTAATGGTGAAACTAATGAAGAATGCGAAACTAAGGCCGCAGAACTTAACTATCCCCAAGACCAGTATGCATGGTCATACACTAAGGGTAATGAATTATTTGAAACTACAGAGACAAAAGAAATCTGATACCGTCGCCGTTTTCCGTCGTGGGTTTTACGGCGGGTTACCCTGCTAAGAAATTAGCGGGGTTTTTATATTTATACATTGTTTTTGTATATCATAAGGTGTTTTAGCCTGTTTTTGACTATATTTTTTATATATATACATAGATTTTGCATAATCGCATTTAATTAGCATAAATAATACCTGATTTTTGTTCTTCATTTATAAACCACGTGACACCCCACACTAAAGCATCCATCCTATCAGGACTTATCTTATCATCTGGCAGCCATGTAGTCATCTGAAATTCTAAATCAGTAAACACCCGTGTATGAAATACCATGCCTTGTTCGTAATAAGCCGCAACCGGTTCAGCCCTAGTAAACTTACCTTTTGAAGCGTGTACAGAATCTACCATTACAGCCTTAGATACTGAAGTGATCGTATTCTTAACCATATCACCGCCCTGGTTATCCTCATAGATTATTTTATGCGCGCCATACTTCTCATAAGCTGATACAGCACGACCGGCCCACTCTGCCGGAGTGAATCTACCTGACAGATCATCCAGCACGTACAACAGTCCGTCTGTGGCCTTACCAATGACAAGTATTCCGGTTTCGTCTGACTCAGGACGGCTGGTTATTGCGGGGTCTACCGCTACTATGGCTTTAATAATTTGCGGGGCTTCTTTATACTTTATATTCTTGCGCTTCCATAGTGTTTTTTCACTGTCTTCCTGCCAATGGCCTAAGAATAAATGGTTATACTTAGATAAGTTAAGCTCTTTAGTCTTTTGCGCTGTTTTGAGAAATGATTCATGCAGAAATGATGGTTTATCTAGGTAGCACGAAAATATGTACGTTACATCATCTATCTTACCGTTAAAGTCAAAAGCTACACCCGGCCGTTCAAAGAATCTTTTGTATATCCAATGTTGCCGGTTGGATGGGTTCATGATCATTATAACCCTGTTATCTTTGTCTTTTTTACGGACCGATAAGTCGATTGTATCGAAGTCCTCTTCGTCATCAAGTTCCTCGGCTTCATCCAGGACAAAAGTTGTTAATCCTTCGATTGATTTAAGATTTGCTGTTTGGTTACCGGACGTTGTGTGAATACCTTTGAATAGTATATTGCTACCTGTGATCTTATTTACAACATCTGTTTTTGTGATATCAAAGCATCCTTTTTGAATATATCCATTATCTTCTTGTAATCGTATTTTTGATGTAAATTCAGGTATAACAGATATATGAGCTGAAGTAAGAGTATATCTTGTTGATAGTATTGTATGTCCTGTTTCTTTTGTCAGGTCAACAAGGAACAATCCTGTATGATGTGATTTAAACGATCCCCGGCCCCCTGTGATTATTGTATAACGTGTAGGTTTTTGCCAGAGTGGTTTAAAATTAGTCAGCCTTTGTATCTGGCTCGACATCTTCGTAAGGTTTACGGGAGAATGGTTGACCCCCTGTGGTATGATCCATTTTATCTACAAGGCCTAAGTCACGTGCTATAATATTAGAATTTAATAGATCAGCAGCGGCACCGGTGAATTTCTGATCACGTATAATATTCTCTATACGTGTAACGATGGTGACAAAATCTTTATTTAACTTATATTCTGAAAGCGTAGTATGATCAATATCAGCAAACAAACAAAAACCAATTATTGTCATGGCCCTCATTTTCTTTACAGGCTCATGCGTTGGTACTCCCTGATAGAAATTAACAGAATCTTCAAGTAATGGATTTGATTCTATCCATTCAAAATACTTAACAGCTTCATTCCATAATGCCTCAGGAGTATATTTATAATCCCTACCATGCTTATCTCGCATCATCCAATATTTATTACCTTTTGGAGCTGCCATTACAAATTACATTTAGTTGTAAATAAATCACAAATATTCCCCTCGCCAACTGCTTCAGATATACTTTTACCGCATCTACCGTATTCATAAGGCTCCATTTCATCTTCATACTCATACTTATAACTAGTAAAGTTTACACAGCTAGTACAGTCATGTTTTAAATCGTTAGTATCTCTAAAATTATAACACGTCATTCTTGTCAAATTTATACCTCATAAACTTACTTTTATTAACTTCCTTGCCTTATGAATCTCACTCTTAATTGTCCCTATTGGCTTTCTGACTATTCGTGCAATTTCTTCATACTTGTAATCCATTGATAATAGCCAAATTAGCCTTCTAAGTTCACGGGGTAATTGTCTTACCTTGTTGCGTAGTTCACATTCGATAAACGGTTGTATGTCGGTATTTGTTCTATGCGAGGTTAATTTTCTTTGGCTTTGGTTTTTTCTGTGGTGATCGGTTATTGTGTTTTTGCAGGTTCGGTATATGTAGCCATTAATGTTTATCGGAGGCGGGTTTTTGTCAGATAGCTTTATGATAACATCCTGCTCTATGTCATTATAGACATTTGGCGCAAGAGTTTTGCAAGTATTGTGGATAAATGTTTTATGTTGTAATATATCCATATGCAAATATAGTAAATTATTTTATTAAATTTAATTCATTTTCAACTTCATCGTCCGACATATCTAAAATGATATTTAAAATCATTTGATCGGTTGTATGCTCGTAAATCCAGTCTTTACGTTCCTGGTTACTCATCTTATTTATAGATTGTAATAATACTGCGCGATTTGAATTTACCGTTTTTGCTTCCATTTGATTTGATTTATACGTAAATATACTAAATTATT